GGTTGCTGGTGGTGCTGGGGGTGGTGGTGGTGCTGGGGGTGGTGGTGGAGCTGGTGGGTTCAGAACGGGAACAGGGTTGAGTGTTTCATCTACTGGTGGCCCAAACTCTGATGGTGTTTATACCGTGACAGTTGGCGCAGGCGGTACTGGTGGCTCACAAAGTCCGGCTACAGCCGCCGGTTCCGGTGGAAATTCTTCAATAGCTGGTTCACCAATCACCGAAAGCCCATCTGGAGCAGGAACAAACACATTAAAGTCTTATGGTGGTGGTGGTGGCGGAAATAATTATGTATCTTCTAACGGGATAAATGGTGGTTCTGGAGGAGGTGCTAGTCTTAACAGCAGTGTTGGCGGCACAGGAAATACGCCAGCGGCATCATCACAAGGCGGTAATGGCGCACCGTCTGCTCCAGGTCAAGGGAATAATGGCGGGGGCGGTAATTTTGGCACTACTTACGATTGCGGCGGGGGTGGCGGAGCAGGTGCGTCTGGTGGTAGCGGCACTGGTAGTAGTTCGGCAGGAAATGGCGGTAATGGAACAGCGTCATCCATTACAGGAACATCCGTAACTTATGCTGGTGGTGGTGGTGGAAGTAGTGGGCCAAGAACTGGTGGTGCAGGGGGCGGTGGGGATGGGGGTTCTGGTGGCGGTGGGAATGGACAACTAGTAACTTCTGGTTCCACAACAAGAGCGGTTTCTGCGGGTACTGCAAATACTGGCGGTGGTGGAGGTGGTAGCTCTGATTCCCTTTCCCCTTCTTCAGCAAATAATGGCGGCAACGGCGGCTCCGGTATCGTAATTATCAAAATCAATCAATAACATGACTACAAAAGTTTATAAGTTCTTAGGCATAGACACAGCAATGCACCTACTACGTCCTGGGGCGAAGTGGGAAATCTCTAACAACGTATTCACACGTTGGGATGATCCTAGACCTTGTCCGAGTATTGAGGAAGTATATTGGGTGATAGACAAGATCAAGGAGTTTGAAGATTCAATCCCTACGATCTGGCTACCTGAACAGTTAGAAGAGATGGGCATCAAACAAAAGGAAATCGAAGATGCAATTGCATAATCTGTTTCCGACACCTGTAGGCTTTGCTGAACTCGGTAGACCATTGTCCGATGAGGAGTTATTCTTCATCCGTGAGCTACAGACAAGACCGAATCAGGGAAATACAACAAGCACTGATAACTTCGTACTTCGTAGCCCTGTGCTGACGAACCTAAGATCGTTTATCGAGGATGCTGTCGGAGAATACTTTAAGTCCACAGTCAATCCTAAGCACAATGTAAGCCTGAGAGTGACGCAAAGCTGGTGCAACTATAGCGAGCAAGGTCAGTATCACCACAAACACGCTCATCCTAATAGTTACATCTCAGGTGTGTTCTATGTTCAGACCAACCCTGATGATCGGATTTACTTCTACAAAGATGGCTGGCAGCAGATCAAGTTTCCTCCTGACCAGTGGAACCCGTATAACAGTGAGAGTTGGTGGTTTGAGGCTTATGCAGGCAGGCTGATTCTCTTTCCTTCGTCGCTCACGCATATGGTTCCAGAGGTCAAAGGCGAGGACACAAGAATCTCACTCAGTTTTAATACCTTTCCCGTGGGTGTTGTCGGGGAAGAAATGGATTTAACAGGCTTAAGGCTGGAGGCGTAATGGCTCACTTCGCAAAGATTGATGAAAACAACATCGTCACGCAGGTTGTCGTTGTTGATAACAAGGACACTTCAGACGCTAGCGGTGTTGAGAAAGAACACATCGGTGCTGCCCATCTAGAAAAGATTCTCGGTGGAACGTGGAAGCAGACAAGTTATAACGGCAACATGCGTAAGAACTACGCAGGGATTGGCTACACTTACCGAGCAGACATTGACGCCTTTGTGCCGCCTAAGCCCTTTGCTAGCTGGCTTCTAAACGCTAATGCTCAGTGGGAAGCTCCAGTAGCAATGCCCACAGACGGTAATATGTACACATGGGATGAAGAAGCAGTCAATTGGGTAGAGGTTAATAATGGCTAACGTCCTTAATGCAGCTACCGCTGGAACCTCGATCACGTCTGACAACACAGACATTCTTGAGGTCAAGACTGGAGGTGCGCTAGCACTTACGATTTCCTCTGCACAGGCTGCAACCTTTGCTAAACAACTCTCCCTAGCATCTACATCTTCGCAGATCGGTGCAAAGCTACAAGGTGTTGTTGAGACAATCACGGTATCAGCAACAGCAGCAACAGGTACGATCAACTTTGACACGACAACCCAAGGTGTCCTGTACTACACAACTAACGCTTCTGGGAACTTCACAGTAAACTTCAGAGCCTCTTCTGGTACGTCACTGAATACCGCAATGGCTACCGGAGAAGTCTTAACCTGTGCTTTCTTAGTCACTAATGGAGGCACTGCTTACTACAACTCTGCGGTGCAAGTAGATGGTTCATCGGTTACACCTAAATGGCTAGGTGGTACTGCCCCTACAGCAGGCAATGCTAGTTCTATCGATGTGTATTCCTACTCTATTATCAAGACAGGATCGGCTACGTTTACGGTCTTGGCTTCTCAGACTAGGTTTGCATAATGCCTATCATCCAGGCATTAGGTAGTTCTTCTGCCCAGGGATTTGGATCGTTTGGTATCGGCACAAGAACACAAGGCCCGACGACGATAGGTGAGTTCTGGCAAGGTGGGTATTACGCAGGGAAGATAGCTTTTGGTGGCAACACTTACTATCTCTTAGTCTCCCCTAAAGCCTCTGGGTACAACAGTTCTATCCAATACAAAACTGCTGCAACGACTGATTCGCTTGGATTGTCCGAGTATGACGGAGCAACCAACACGGCAGAACTAGACTCAGCAACTTACCCTGCTGCTCAGTGGTGCGCTGCGCTAACGATCAACGGTTACTCTGATTGGTATTTACCTTCGAGGTATGAACTAGAGATTTGCTACTACAATCTAAAGCCCACAACAACGTCCAATAGTACGTCTTACGGTGCTAACTCATATGCTGTCCCTCCAAGAAGTAACTATACAACCGGCGATCCAGCGCAGACCTCTGTAGCTGCCTTCCAATCCACTGGATCAGAGTTTTTTACAAATACACTAAGACACTGGACATCTACCAGTGGTGGAAGTGGATCAACCACTGCCTATAGAAAAGATTTTGCAGATGGTTTAGACAACACTTTTGCTAAAAACAATACCCAAGCAATCAGAGCTATTCGTAAAGTAGCCGTATGAGGCTCCTTGTTAGACAATTAAAGAAAGGTATTTGAAATGGCATTGCAAGCTGATGAGCAAGTTAAACAGTTAGGAGATGCCGTATCAATCCTTACTGTTGTCGGTACGTTAACTGAGTTATTACCTGCTATAGCTGCTGTGCTAACAATTCTATGGACTGCTATCCGTATATGGGAAACAGATACAGTACAGTGTATGTTCAAAAGAAAGGGGAATAGAAATGCCAATGGTCGGGAATAAAAAGTTTCCTTACACTGCTAAGGGAAAGAAAGCAGCAGAAGAGTATGCGTCAAAGTCAGCAAAGAAGATGCATGAGAAGAAAGAATCAAAAACAATGAAGGCTAAAGAGCGTAAGATGGGTTATCCATCATGAAGCAGAAACCTGCTAAAGTTGGTAAAGTAATGCGAGAGTATAAAGAAGGAACACTACACAGTGGTAAAGGTGGTCCTGTTGTTAAATCTCGTAAGCAAGCAGTTGCCATTGCTTTGTCCGAAGCTGGTATGACTAAACCTAAGAAGAAGAAATGAAACAAGGTCTATATGCCAACATTCACGCTAAACGAAAGCGTATTGCTGAAGGCTCTAAAGAAAAGATGAGGAAGCCTAATAGCAAAGGTGCTCCTACTAGCAAAGATTTTAAGGAGGCAGCTAAAACTGCTAAGAAGAAATGAAAGATTCTAGGCTAGAAAAAGCTGGTGTATCTGGTTACAACAAACCTAAGCGTACACCTTCGCATCCTACTAAAAGTCATGTCGTTGTTGCTAAAGAAGGTGATCAGATAAAGACTATTAGGTTTGGTCAACAAGGTGTTTCAGGTTCTCCAGAAGGTTCTACTAGGAATAAATCATTTAAGGCTCGTCATGCAAAGAACATCGCTAAAGGTAAGATGTCCGCTGCATATTGGGCTGATAAGGTGAAATGGTAATGGCTACTTACTTAGACTGTGTTAATGGCGTTCTCTTGCGTATGCGAGAGAGTACTGTATCGACAGTGATACAGTCTGACTATTCGTACCTTATCGGTGCAATGGTCAATGAAACTAAACGTGAGATCGAAGATGCTTGGAATTGGTCTATCTTACGTACAACCAAGACAATCAATACAGTTAACGGTACTCAGAATTACGCTATCACAGGTACATCATCACGGACAAGACTATTAAAGGTCTACATACCTACACTTAAGCGTGATCTTGAGCAAGCGTCACAGGATCAAATGCATGCTTGGGTGAACATGCAAGGTACAGTAACTGGTGGTCCTCAGTATTTCTCCATAGGTAATAGCAACACCAGTGATGAGATTACGTTAGATCTATGGCCTATACCTGATCAAGCGTATGCAGTTAAGGTTGACTGTGTTGTACCACAAGCTAATTTAGTTAATGATCTTGATGTTATCTATGTACCTTCAGAGTTAGTAATACAAGGTGCTTATCTACGTGCTATCAATGAACGTGGAGAAGATCAAGGTAGATTGTCTGATCAACAGAATGATCTTTATAGGAAAGCTGTAGCTACGTACATTGCTATTGAATCAGCTAGGTACGAAGATGAAATAACTTGGAACTGGGTATAATGGCTGCTCCTATTAGACCTGTTAGTCTTGTTGCTCCAGGCTTCTATGGATTAAATACTCAAGACTCTCCTATCACGTTACCTAAAGAATTTGCTCTTAGGGCAGAGAATGCAGTGATTGACCAGTATGGTCGCATAGCTGCTCGTAAGGGTTGGGTAACTGTTAATACCACTGCTGGCTACAACAGCACAGAGCCAACACTATTACATGAAGTTGTTAAGAAAGCTGGTACTACAGAGATTGTTAGTATCGGTAACAACAGGATCTACACAGGTACAACAACACTGACTGAAGTCTACAATGGTTCAGCTACATGGACTGCTCAGTACTGGAAAGCAGTAAACTTTAATGATAATACTTACTTCTTTCAACGAGGACATAACCCACTGATCTATGACCATGTTGCTAATACTTGGGGATTAGTGTCAGCACATCCTGGCTATTCAGGTACAGTACAGTTAGGTAACGAAGTCTTAGGTGCTTATGGTCGCTTATGGGTAGCGGACACAACCACTGATAAAACAACTATCTGGTGGTCAGATACACTATCAGGTATGAAATGGTCTGGTGGTGCTAGTGGTTCCATCAGCATAGAAAAGGTACTAACCAACGGTACTGATAGCATCGTAGCCTTAGCAGGGTTTAATGGCTTCTTAGTGATCTTCTGTAAGAAGACTACGATTATCTATTCTGGTGCTGATGGTGATCCTACATCAGATCTTAAGCTTGTAGAAGTTATTGATGGTGTTGGGTGTACCGCTAGAGATTCAGTACAGGATGTTGGATCAGATATCTTATTCTTGTCTGATACTGGTGTTCGTAGCCTTGGTAGGCTTATTCAAGAGAAGTCAGCACCATTATTTGATATCTCAAGGAATGTCAGAGATCAATTAATACTTGACGTATTGTCAAATAACGATTATGATAACATCAAGTCTGTCTTTCATGAGCGTGAAGGTTTCTATCTTCTGACATTACCGACAAGAGGTATTACATACTGTTTTGATCTAAAGCAACGTCTTCAGGATGCTTCTTGTAAAACAACTCAGTGGATGTTCGCCCCTAAATCATTGCTTTCTACACGCAGTAGAGAACTGTATTTAGGTCGAGAAGGCTACATTGGTCGCTATGCAGGTAACAGAGACAATGGTAATAGCTTCAGGTTCTTGTACTATACATCACACTTAGATGCTGGTGATTCGTCTATCATCAAGATACTTAAGAAAGTAAACACACTCACTGTTGGTGGTGCTGGTACTAACGTATTCCTAAAGTGGACTGTAGACTACGGTACAGACTATCGTAGTGCTCTATGGACATACCCTAATGTTGTTCGCTCTGAGTACAACGTATCTGAATACAACATTGCTGAATACAATGCTGGTATCACTATCAACCCAGTACCTAAACAGTTTCAAGGATATGGTCAAACCATTGGTGGTGCTGGTAGAGTGTTTCAATTAGGTATCGAAGCTGATATTGGTAATGATTCTTTTTCTGTTCAACAAATGGATATTTTTGTTAAAGCAGGTAGGACAATCTAATGAGTAACTATACTAAGACAACTAACTTTGCATCTAAGGATACACTACCGTCTGGTAATCCTAGTAAGATTATCAAAGGTACTGAGATTGATATCGAATACAACAACATCGCCAGTGCTATTACATCCAAGGCTGATGTTGCTTCCCCTACTTTTACTGGTACAGTGACGCTTCCTACGGGTGGTGTTGTGTACGATGACGGGACTTACTAATCATGGCAATTCCATCAGCAGTCTATACCTCTGCTTGGGCTACTTACTCACCAGCTCAGAAGATCGCTGCTTTTAATGCAGCAGGCACTACAGTTGAAGAATTAGCAGGTGCTGGTGTACCTCAGTCTGATATCTCATGGATGCTGTCTAACGGTTATGCTCCTCCAGCTCCAGCCCCTGCACCAACTCCAACACCAGCTCCTACACCTATTCAGCAAGAGAATGTTTATACACAGCCTTCTGAGCCTGTGTATCAAGAGCCTGTGTATACACCTCCTGCTTATACACCACCACCGGCACCAACAACATACAGTTTGTTCGGACTAACATGGGACCCTGCAGCATCGTTATCAACTAAGCAAGGATACATCGATACACTGCTTAGTCAAGGACGTACACCAACAGAGATCCGTAATGCTATTAAGGCTATTCAGCCTTCGGTGTCTAATCAAGAGTTTAGTTTACTAGGTGTATCTCCGTTGATGACAGACCAAGCTATCATGAATAGCTATATGGTTCCTCAGAATACGTTAGATTCTGTTGTTAACAGCTTAGTTAATAACCTAAACACTAACGGACAGAATGTAGCTCAGACTGCTAAGACTTATGGTTTAACTGCTGATGATTTGTCAGGGCTAACTGGTTTACCAACTAGTCAAATCAATCAATACTTCTTAGCCTCTGGTTTACCTCAAGGTACTATCTTAACTGGTGATGTACAGCGTACCACAGGTAATGAAAGTATCAGACAACTTAATGTCGGTGAAGATCGTACCATTGAACAAGCTATTGGTACCAGAGATGGTAAGATTGTTGTTCAGCAGTATGATGCTTATGGTACACCAACAGGAACTCGTTTAGCTGAACCTAACGCTCCTGAATGGCAAGGTTGGTTACAAGCTGCTGGTATCACACTAGGTGCTATTGGTTTAAGTAACTTAGCAACTACTGGTTCTGTTCTTGGTGGAACCACTGCAGGGACTACCACAGGAGCTGCTACTGGAGGTACGTTAGCTACTGATACAGGCTTACTTAGTGGAGCTACTACAGGGACCACTACAGGTGCTACTACAGGGGCAACTACTGGGGCTGCTACTGGCGGTACTGGAGGAGCTTCGTTAACTGTAGCAGCAACACCATTAGCTACGACAACTGGTGCTGGAACCACAGCCGCTGTTGGTGGTGGTTTACTAGGTGGTACATTAGCTACGACAGGTGGTACAACTACTACACCAACAACAACTACTACAACACCTACTACGACAACTACTACACCAACAACAACTACTACACCTACGACAACAGCAACAGGAGCAACTGCTGGAGCTGCTGCAGGTGGTTTGCTGTCACCATCAACGCTAGGTACATTAGCTACTGGTTTAGTGAATGGTTTAACGAACACTAACGCACAGAATATCCTAGGTGGTTTGATTAGTTCTGGTGCTAACCTAGCAATGGTCCAGGATGCTGCTGATAAGTTACGTCAGCAAGGACAGTTAACACAAACAGAATACACTAACCTAGCTAACCGTCTTGGTGGTCAATACAATACACTAGCAACGACAGCATCTAACATGGTCGGTGATTTTACACCTTATGGTGTTACTGGCTCATTGTTTGGTACAACCTATAATCCATCTACTAATACAGTTAACACAGCCTTGACTGAAGATGCTAGAGCAATGTATAATCCCTTTGCTGTAGCTGCAATGCAGTCAGCACAGGCTGCGAACATGACTAACGTTGATCAGTTAAGTAGGGATTACTACAATAAACTATCAGCATTGTCAGCACCAGAGATTGAGCGTCAGCGTCTTGCTACAGAAGCTAGGTTACGTTCTCAAGGAAGATTAGGTGTAAGTGGGTCTTCTTTTGGTGGTTCTTCTCCTGAATTGTTAGCTCAAGAACAAGCCATTGCACAGCAACAGCTTCAACGTGAGTTGCAGTCCAGACAGGCTGCTTTAGGTGAGCGTGGTACGTTACTTGGACAGGGTGTCACAGCACTACAACCTATCCAGAATCTAACACAGCAACAGCTTGCTCAGGCACAGCTTAGTGGTCAGTTAGGACAGCAAGCAATGGCTGGTAACATAGCACAAACTAATGCTTATCTACAACCATCAATGGCTGGTTTAACTGCTCAAGGTAATCTTCAAAGTCTTGGTTTAGCAGGTAATCTACAAGCACAACAGGAAGCCTTAGCTGGTTTGTTGTCATCAAGACAGAATGTAGCTAATCAAGTGTTAGGTACAAGTGGTACATCTAATTTGTTTGGAAACTTATTAGGTAATATACTTAATCCTAATGCCGCTGGTGCTATTAATAGTGCTGGGTTTGGTACTGGGCTTGGTTATGGTAATCAAGACATCGGATTGTTTATCTAAGGATTAAAGATGGCACAGCAACAAAGTTTATTTGGTCCTAGTATCTATGATATTCAACAAGAACAGATACAACAGGATCAAGCTAATGCGTTAGCACAAGCTAGGTTAACACCTTACCAAAGTATCAGAGCTGGTATGGGTATGGCTGGTACACAGGCTGGTAGAGCTATTGGTGGGTTGTTCGGTGTAGAAGACCCAAGGCTAAAGGAAGCCTCTGCAAGACAGGAATTAAAGAATAGTATCAGTGCTCAGTGGGATGGACAAGACCCTGTAGAAGCTTACAGGATCATGGCTAGAGAGGCTACTCGTTTAGGGCTAACACAAGAGGCTATAGCGGCTGCTGCACAGGTTAAACAGGCTGAAGAGGCTAAGGCTAAGACTGAACTAGGAACAATTAAAACTACTTATGAAATTGGTGAGCTAGCTGCTAGAACACAAAAAGCTATACGACAAGCAACTGAAGCAATGCAAAGTAAAGCACCTGTGGTTCAGCTTCAGAAAGCAAGGCAGGATTTAAGAGATGCTATGCAGAATGCTACAACTGAGCTAGAAAAAGCAGAGATTAGACAGCAAATAACTGAGATTGACTCAGCTATAAACTTAGCTACTACTAGAGCACCAAAAGAGGAGAAACAAGAATCATTTGGTGTAGATAGGGAAGCTATTTCAAAAGAAAAGTACGGTAAACGCTTTGGTGATTTAACACAACAAGAACAACAGGCTGTTAACAAAAGAGTTTTAGATGAGTCTAAGATGAGGCAGCCAAATACTAACATAACTCTAAGCACACCTGAAAATGCGGCTTTGATTGGTAGATTTGAAACATCAATAAAACCAATCTTTGATAAAGTTTCAGCTATTGATAGCTCTGTTACGTTAATTAAAAAAGGAACTCCTTTCAGTGAGGCTGCTTTACGTCAAGAAATTAGTTCTATCTTCGGTGATGCTAACAAAGCTAAGACTGAGATCGAAGCATTAGCTAACACAGGTTCACTTGATCAACGTATTGCTAACAGAATCACACAGTTTATCAATGGTAAAGATACAAAGGTTACCAACGAAGACAGATTAGCTGTATTACTAGCTCTTCGTGAAAAAGAAAAAGCACAGTATGAACGCAGAAGAGCACCTTATGTAAGTGCTGCAAAAGCATCTAATGTAAATGCTACAGATATTTTTCCTAGCTTTGAAGCAGCCTTTGGTACACCTCCTGGAGTTTCTCCTGGTGGGGCAATAACAGGTACAACCTCAACTGGTACAGAATATCGAGTTGTTAAAAGGGGTAACTAATGGCTACTGAGTTTGAATACACAATTAGAGGTCAACAGGTAATAACTAAAAAACAATTAACTGATGCTGAGATTGATGAGATTGCTGCTTCTTTACCTAAAACTGGTGGAGTAACCCCTAAAGAACTATCTAGAGTATTTCAGCGTAATCGTCCGCAGGATACAGGAGCATCTACAACTGACTATCTAGTTGATGTAACTAAGAGAGCAGTGGCTAACGTTGTTCCACAGATTATGAGAGCTGTAGGAGGTATGGAAGCTCCTATGCAAATGCCTTCTACGCAGCCTTCTCTAACGCAACAGATAGAACAACAGGTTATTCAACCTGTACAGCAACGAACACAACAAGCACTAGGTTATCAGCAGATACCCCCACCAGATACTGGTAGTAGGTTGGTTGGTGCTGGTATTGAATCTGCACTAGACCCTTTAAGTATGGTTTCTGGTAGTGGTGGTATTGTTACTAGGCTACTTGGTGGTTTTATTCCTGGTGTTACCGCTGAGTTCGGTGGTCAAGTTGGTCAAAATGTTGCTGGTGACACAGGACAAGTTATTGGTGCTTTAGCTGGTGGTATAAGTGGTGGCGTTGCTCAGGGAACTATACCAAGGGCTACAGCAATGGCTAGTCAGGCTAAACCTCTGATGCAGCGTATGCGTGGTACTGTCCCTGAAGAAGAAGTTCTACGTCAAGCTGACAACACTGTGACTTCCATCTTCCAAGCAGCAGCACAGGCAGATCCTAAGTTTGCAGAGGCTTTAGCTAAGTCACAGCAGATCAGTGCTACTACAGGTGTGCAACTACCAGCATCAGCAATGCTGAATAATAACCCTGTACTAGGTGATTTGATTAGAAACTTATCAAGTAGAGACCCTGCTTTCCGTAATCTGTACGGTTCACAGTTTGAACAAGCAATGGATGCCTTATCAGGAAGAGCTACCAGATTGTTCGGTGATCCTACACAGGCTAATACAATACTACGTAATGCACTAGCTGATATTCCTTTGGATAAAGCACAACAACGTAAGCTAAGAGGTATTGACACTCAGATAGCTAAAGCTTCTAAGATAGGTGTAGAAGATCAGCAGACCATAGGACAACGAGTAGCTAATTTAGTTGCAACTAAAGAAGAAGAAGCTAAAAAGTCTGTAGCTCCTTTATATAACAAAGCCTTCGCTTTTGCTAATGAAAACAATATTAATCTTCCTGCCGCTGGTGTAGAGGATATTTATCAGTTTGTTACTGACACAAAAGTAGCTGATAAATTCTTCCCATTCCAGCGTATATGGAATGATGTATCAACTAAGTTTAAGCCTACAGTAACACAACCAAGTGCTATTATTGATGAGTTCGGTCGTCCGCTATCTGAAGGTGGTGAACAGGTCTTTAAGGCAGTAACGATTGAAGACTTAGACTCGCTAAAGAGAGAGATCAATCGTCAGCTTAGAAACACTAAAGATGACAATGCAGTACGTTTGTTGTCCGAATTAAAGACTAAGGTTGATGGTGTTATCAACACACTTCCTGAAGGTTTTGTAACACAGTATAGAGCTGCTGATGCTGCTTATTTAAACCGTGTTGGTTTACCTTTTGGAGAAGAAGCACTTAGACAGGTAGATAGAGCTAAGTTTGATGAGTCTATTGTACCTGTACTAACAAAGAACAAGTCTGCTTTGTCTCAGTTTATGGATGTTACTGGCGAACAAGGTGCTGATTTAGCAATGAAGGCTTTCTTGTTTGACTTTGATAAAGCAGCTGTGAAGAACGGTATTATAGATGTTAACGCTGCTAGGAAATGGTTAAAATCAAACTCATCAGAGTTAGCTCTACTGGGTGATAAAGCTGATGTTATCCGTAAAGCAGTCACTGATGTTACTGAACTGAATGCACAGAAGGTAAGAATCAATAATGCCTTCACAGAAGCTAGGAAAGGTAATCTACTTCAATTAGAAGGTAAGACTGCTCAGGACATCGTCAACAACCTGTACAGTAACCCAGCTAATGTAGATCGTTTCTTACGTACTCATGGTAGTAACATCGATACCTTGAATGCTGTTAGATCTTTTATGTTAGATGATATTCTGTCAGCACAAAACCCTGTAGAGGCTCTAACAGATCGAACACGAAAGGCTACTTACGATAAAGTCTTTGGACCTACTTACGCTAAGAATGTAGAGAATCTTGCTGAAGCTGCTCGTAGATTGTCAGTAAACCCTGCTGATGTTAAGTTTAATGTAAAAGAAGTACCGACAACACCTGTTGAGCAATTAGTTGGTGTTCCTCCTGAAGAGATTATCTCTAAGTTACGCAACCCTATAGCAAGTACTACATGGGCTGTGTCATCTATCTTGTCTAAGTTCTGGGCAAAGCAGACAGCAGCAGCCACTGACGAGAAGCTAAAGGCTTTATTGTTAGATCCTAAAGCAACTAAGATATTGTCCGAAGCATTAACACCTAAAGCTGATGGTACGTTAGATCTTACGGCAGCTAAGAAGCTAGTAGATTTAGGTAAGAAAGCAGGTATTGATTGGACTACGATGGTTATCGACGATGCTGCTAGAGGCGCTGCTAGAGCTATTCCAGCTATCCAGGCTGGTATGCCGGAGGAGATGCAGTAATGTTTGAACTCATCGGTGCTCTTATCGGCGGTGTATTCAGGTTAGCCCCTGAAGTACTGAAGATCTTAGATCGTAAGTTTGAAAGAGAACATGAGCTAAAGAAGTTAGACGTTGAAGTCTCTATTGCTAAGATGCAGGCAGAGTTTGCTCTACAGCAGGGACATCAGCGTCTACAAGAGCATGAATTAGATGCTATCGGAGAAGCATTCAAACAACAAGCAAAGTCTGATAGCAAGGCTTGGAAGTGGGTAGCATCACTATCTGCTTTGGTTAGACCAGCAGTGACATACTGGTTTGTAGCTTTCTATTCAGTGGTTAAAGCTGCTGGACTATACCTAGCTTTTCTTCAGGATGGTTCATGGACAGCAGTCCTGTTATCAGGTTGGACTAACTACGATGAAGGTATGCTGTCATTGATTCTAACTTTTTGGTTCGTTGGTAGGGTATGGGAATCAAAGAAGTAATCGCCATTGCTGAACCGTTAATCAAGAGATTCGAAGGCTGGAGAAGTAAACCCTATCTATGCAGTGCTAATGTTCCCACCATAGGCTGGGGATCTACGATGTACGAGAATGGAGATAAGGTTACCTTAGATGATCCTGAGATCACAAAAGAAAGAGGACAAGCCTTATTTGAACTTGATGCAGAGAGGTTCCTACTTCAAGTCTATAAAGCCTGCCCAGTGTTGACGAAACACGATAATAAAGCTGCTGCGATCCTTAGTTGGACTTATAATCTAGGACCGGCTAGGTTGAGGTCATCCACGATGCGAACAAGAATAAACCAAGAACGATGGGAGGAAGCTGCTCAAGAACTAAAGCGTTGGAATCTTGCAGCAGGTAAAGTAACCAGAGGCTTGATTCTTCGTCGTG